ACATTTACTTGTAATTCACCTATAGTAATTACTACAAGCTGATAACTAGACAAAGGGGCAAACAATGGCAAAACTTAAAATAACAAGGGCAGACGGCAGCGTAACTGAGCATAAGATTACGCCCCGTATTGAGTATGCCTTTGAGATGTATGCAAAAAAAGGTTTTCATAAAGCCTTTAGAGATGATGAAAAGCAAAGTGATGTTTACTGGCTTGCTTGGGAGTGTTTACGCACTAGCGGGGAAGTAGTAAAAAGTTTTGGGGCAGAGTTTCTAGAAACCTTAGCTAAAGTTGAGGTTTTAGATGATGACCCCCTGGAATAGTTGGGCGCGGTAGTTTTGGTTATCTAATTGCACAAGTTGCAGTAGAAACCGGAATACCGCCCCAATACTTGCTAGATCTAGATGATGTAATGTTTAAGAATATATTAAAGGTTTTAACAGATAAAGCTAAGGCGGTGCAAGATGCCAACAGAGTTAAAAGGCGCTATTGAAGCGCGCAAGGCATTACGCAAGTTTACGCCGGACTTATCTAAAGAATTGCAAAAAGAAATGGCAGCGCTATTAAAGCCTATAGTTACAGTTGCCCGCGGTTTTATACCTGCTAATGTTTTAAGCGGGTGGAGCAAAGCAGAGGCTAGCGATACTGCAAAATATAGACAGTTTCCTAGATTTGATGCAGCTGCCGCTAGGAGAGGAATAGGTTATAGGACAGCGCCTAGTAAAGTTAATAGAAACGGTTTTAGAGCTTTAGCCCGTATAGCTAACGTTAGCGCGGCAGGTACTATTTATGAAACCGCCGGGCGGCTTAACCCACAAGGCAGACCACAAGGGCCTGTAGTAGACCGTTACTTAAATGGCGTTTATGATAAAACTACACATACCGGTAGGCAGTATTCACAAAGCCTAAACCCTAACGCGGGTAAACAGTTTATAGATGCCCTAGATGCCACGGGTAAAATAGTAGATGCCAATAACCAAACAGGGGCGGGGCGTAGGTCTAGAAAGATGAGAGGCCGGGCTATTTATAGAGCGTGGGCTGAGGACGGCGGCAAAACTAACGCAGCTGTAATTAAAGCTATAGAAAAGACCAAAATTATATTTAATAATAATTTTAAGGCGGCGGCATAATGGCTGTAGATCCACAAGTAGTAGTAAATATAGCCTCTGAGTTTACGGGCAAAAAAGCGTTTAAGGAAGCAGAAACGGCAACCAGTAAACTAAGTAAAAGTACAAAAAGTTTAGGTAAAACGTTAGTAAAAGCATTTAGCGTTACAGCTGTTTTAGCGTTTGGTAGGTCTGTAGCTAGGGCTTTTAGTGAGGCTCAAAAAGAAGCTAAGTTATTAGAAAATGCGCTTAATGCAGTTAATCTAGGTTTTGCTGCGCCATTTATTAACCAGTACATAGATAAATTGGCTTTAGCTACAGGCAAAGCCGGCGGTGATCTTACTAACGCGTTTGTAGCTTTATCACAAGCTACCAATGATGCAACTACAGCGCAAAAACTATTACAAACGGCTTTAGATGTAAGCGCTGCAACAGGCAAAGATTTACAAAGCGTAAGCGTAGCTTTAGGCCGGGCGTTTAAGGGTGAAACTACAGCTTTAACTAGATTAAGAATTGGCTATAGCACAGCTGAATTACAAGCTATGGACTTTAACGAATTGCTACAAGATTTACAGAATAAGTTTAGAGGTGCAGGCGCTAACGCTGCCGATACATACGCAGGCAAACTAGCAAGAATAGGTCAAGCGGCAGATTTAGCTAAAGAAAAAATAGGTGAAGGTTTTATAGATAGCCTAGAGGAAAGCGGCGTAAGCGTTGAAGAGTTCCAAACAATGATTATAGATTTAGGCACACAAATAGGCAAAGCTTTAGGCAAGGCTGTTACAAGTTTTGAAAAGTTTGAGGCCAAAATAGAGGAATTAAAGAAAAACCCATTTCTAAAGTTATTGCTAAAAGGTTTAGATGCACTTGTAGGTTTAGATCCTATTACTGGCACAGCTGCCGATATGCAAGACAAAACAAACAAAGCCCGTAAAAAAGCAGCTGAGGCATACGCTAAAGAGCTAAATAACCGTGCAACGTTGCTTAAAATATCTAAGGCTGAGGCGCTGGCAAGTAAGAAAAAATTAGATGAACTTAAGAAAATGACTAAAGAAAAGAAAGACCAACTAGCCCTAGACAAAGCCGCCCTAGCTTTAGGCAAAGGTGAAAATATATTTGACTTAGACAAAATACAGGTACAGGCAGCGTTATTAGCTAAGCAAGATGAAATAAACAAACTAGGCGCAAACGCTACAGATCAGCAAAAATTACAATTAGCCAATGACTTAACCCGCCTATCTATAAAGAAAACTATGGCAGAGCTAGAGGAAGCTATAGCCGCTAAAGATGTAGAGGCTGCTACGCGCCTTGCCAAGAAACTTAATCTTGACTTAGCAATACTAGGCGCTCTGCAAGGCCAAGAGTTTAAGTTACAAGACATAAACGATATTTTAGAAAAGTTTAAGCCTAAAGCGCTTATAGATATACAAAACCTTAACGAAGCCTTAGCGCTGTTAATGAAAATGGCAGGGCTAAAGATATTGCCTATAGTGCCGGGAGTAGGTGCAGGTGGCGGTGGCGGTGCAGGTGGCGGCGGCGGCGGTGCAGGCGGCGGCGGTGGCGGTGTTACTGGCGGTGGTCTTGCTGGCGGTATTGCTGGACAGATAGCAACATTAACTAATTTACGCGCTGCTACTAGCACAGGTACAGGTATTAACTTTTTATTAAAAGAGCAGATAGATACGCTTACAGATGCTATGAGTACTAACGCCCTAAATGCTCTAGGTGATGAGCAAGCAAGATTAAGAGCTATGGGCATATTTGATACACAGGGTATAGGCGCGGGCTCTACCTTTGATCCTGCTCGTTTCCGTATGGCAGATAACATAACAGTAAACGTAAATGCAGGTGTAGTAGGTAGTGAGGACACAATAAGCCTAGCCGTACAAAGAGCTATATTAGATTTAGAGCGTAAGGGCGACCCGTTGCGTTACACCGGTGGGCTATGACCCTGCCAGTAATAAACGCTATTATTAACTTTAGTACTGGCCCTAGTTTTGCCCAAGCTATGATTTTAGGTGAAGGCATATTAGATACAAACATATTAAGCGATAGCGCGGCTGTAATTGTAGATGTATCGGACGTAGTAGATACAATACAAACTAACAGAGGCCGTAACCCACAAGCCGACCAATTCCAAACAGGTACACTAACTTTAAGAATAGTAGACCAAAACGGTGATTTTAACCCACAAAACCCTAGCGGCCCTTATTTTGGCTTGCTAGATCCAATGCGTAAAGTAGCTATATCGGCTACTTATAACAGCGTTACTTACCCTATATTTAGCGGCTTTATTACTAGCTATAACACTACTACGCCTAAAAATGCGTTAGACGTTGTATATACCACAATAACGGCGGTAGATGCGTTTAGACTTGCCCAAAATGCCCAAATAGCTACAGTAGCAGGGGCTACCGCGGGCGACTTATCCGGCACACGCATTAACCAGATATTAGACCAGATAGGCTGGCCTACGTCTATGCGTGATGTAGATGCCGGGCTTACTACGCTACAAACAGACCCCGGCACAGCCCGTACCAGCCTTGCAGCTATGCAGACAGTTACCCTAAGTGAGTATGGGGCGCTTTATGTAGATGCTACCGGCTCATTTGTATTTCAAGATAGAAACGTAACCACGGCAAGCATAGGCGGCACACCTACCGTGTTTAACGATAACGGCACAAATATAGGCTATTTTGATGCTATATGGCGTTTAGATGATACTTTGGTATTTAACGCAGCTAGCATTACCCGTACCGGCGGCACTACGCAGTTAGCAATAGATCAAGCAAGCATAGATAAATACTTTACACACAGCTATAACCAACAAAACCTACTAATGCAAACAGATGCCGTAGCTCTAGATTACGCGCAAGCCTATGTAGCTAGCCGTAAAGAAACCTCTATTAGATGTGATGCCATTACCCTAGATTTGTACACAGATAACTATAATGCCGGCATAATCGCCGCCCTAGATCTAGATTTTTTTGACCCTATAACTATTACCACAAACCAGCCGGGCTCATCTACTTTAACTAAGACTTTACAGGTGTTTGGCGTAGCTATGGCGATTACGCCTAACAGCTGGAAAACGACACTAACCACACTAGAGCCGATAATAGACGGCTTTATACTAGACTCAGCGCTATACGGGGTGCTAGACACCGGCGTATTGGCCTATTAGGGGGATCTATGGCAGCGGGCTTAGGATTTAAGACCTTTACTACAGGTGAGGTTTTAACAGCCGCGGACGTAAACGGCTATTTAATGCAAGGCGTATTAGTTTTTGCTACAGAAGCAGCGCGTAACAGCGCGATTACTTCACCGCAAGAAGGTCAATTTGCATTTACTAAAGATACTAACAGTTTATGGTATTACTCTGGTAGCGCTTGGGTAGCTAGCGGCGCAACAGGTGATATAGAGGGTGTTACAGCTGGCACAGGTATTAGCGGCGGTGGCACTAGCGGTACGGTAACTATTACTAACTCTATGGCTACTGCTATAGATGCTAAAGGCGATTTAGTAGTAGGCACGGGTGCAGATGCTTTTAGCCGCTTAGGCGTTGGCGCTAACAATACAGTTTTAACTGCCGACAGCGCCGAAGCAACAGGGCTTAAGTGGGCTGCGCCTAGCGCAAGCTCTGGCCCTGCATTTAGGGCTTTTAGAAATACATCAGTTCAAAATGTCACGGGTGACACTTTTACAAAAGTGGAACTTAATGCCGAAACTTTTGATACAGCTTCGTGTTTTGATAGCACTACTAATTATAGATTTACGCCAAATGTTGCAGGTTATTACCAATTTACAGGGTCGGTAGATGGTGAGGTTCAAGTGTCTAGCAGCACCTACGGCAGAGCCGCAATTTACAAAAATGGTTCAGTTGCGGCGCAAGGTGTTAAAGTTCCAGGATTTCAAGATGAGTTTTTGTCGCAGGTTAGTGACTTAATCTATATGAACGGCACTACGGATTACGTTGAATTGTACGGATATATCAGAGCTGGCACAGTTAATGAAAATATTATCAATGGAACATCAATTACCTATTTTGAAGGCGTATGGATTAGGAGCTAAAATGAACTTATGGCAACAGATTATCCAGGTGTATCCTGAATTAATTGATAAAGATTTGCAACGCGAAGGTATCTTTTTGCAAAATGATAGCGATGGCGCTGGTGATTATATTGAAAAATGGGATTACGAGCAGCCAATACCAGATGGGCTTACACTAGGCAAGCCTACCTCTTAGCACAACTCATAAAGAATATGCTAACTAGTTATAACGGCTGGCCTGCCAGTAAAGACCCGGCAGAAATTGGCATAAAGAGTTATGCAGTACCCGGCACTAATAGAAAACTTAGATGCGCTGAGGCTGTAGCACCTTTGCTTATTGGTTTTGCCGCTGAGTTTCACGCGCTAATAGAGCCGATAGATGAGGGCGCTTTAGATGAGTGGGGCTACGCTTTCCGTATGGTACGCGGTACTACAGATAAATTAAGTTGCCATAGCAGCGGTACGGCTATAGATCTAAACGCTACTAAACACCCGCTCGCAGCTGTAGGCACTTTCCCGACTGATAAAGTACCTATGATTAGAGCGTTAGCTAAAAAGTATGGCTTAACGTGGGGCGGGGATTACCGTAACCGTAAAGATGAAATGCACTTTGAAATAACGGTAAATGCAGAAAAAGCCGCTAAGATTATTGCAAAGTTAGGGGTAACAAATGCCAATTAGTACACAGGTAACTATAACTACAACCGCTAGCATTATTGTATCTGCCAATTCTTACAAAAATATTTATTTACATAATTTAGGCGGTGGAGCTATTTACTTAGGCGGGTCAAACGTAACTACTAGCAACGGCTATAAGCTAGATAACGGCGATAAATTAACTCTTATTATTGGGGATACAGAGGCACTATACGGGGTTGCTGCTAGCGGTACTCATACCTTAGCGGTACTTGCACAAAAATAACTAAGGGGCATTTAGGATAGACAAATGAATAAAAAGCAATTAGAGGCAGCTGCATACAGCTATGGGCGCGCTGCGCTAGCAAGCGTTGCAGCTCTATACATATCCGGTATAACAGACCCTAAAGTATTGGCTAATGCGTTTTTAGCTGGTCTTATTGGGCCAGTACTAAAAGCTATACAGCCTAACGAAAAGCAATACGGTATAGGCGCAAAGTGACTAAGGCCCTACTAGGGGCGCTGCTCTGTATAACGCCCCTAGTGGGCTGTGGTTATGACGGGTGGGTGCGCTATCCTTGCCAGACTTATGAAAACTGGGAAAAGCCCGAGTGCAACCCGCCCCAATGCAAAGCTACAGGCGTTTGTACTAAAGACCTTATTAGGATCAACGATTAAACCGGCAAGGCGGCTAAGCCCCGAGGACATACACGCCCGCTTAATCTTTTTTATAGGCGCTGTATTAGCTGTAACTTTTTTTACTATCACCTTTGGCGCTGTTTATGCCCTAGTCTTTGTAACACAGCCAATAGGCCAGCAAGCCCCTAACGATAGGGACTTTATACAGCTGTTACAGACCCTAGCTATATTTTTAACAGGCGCTCTAGGCGGGGTACTAGCCGGTAATGGTCTTAAATCTAAAGCTGATAAAGACACAAAGAAAGACACGCCGCTAGAAAGCTAGCAATATGTCGCAGCTATAGGTCATACTTTTACTACACGCTGAGAGGGCTACTTAGTGTAGTAGTTCTATCAGCCTTAACAAAGGGTGAAATATGTTAGCTGATATAGCAGTAATTACTTTGACCGTATTAATAGTAGGCCTATTTATGTTAGCTGCCTATAGGACGGGATACCGTGAGGGCCACGGGGACGGTTACCTAAGAGGGCGCAATATAGCTAAGGCGCTTAAAGAGGTAACTAAATGAGCTTTTTAGACGGGTATGAGGACGTAAACGCAAGAATTAAAAGAGCCCGGGCTGAGTTTCCCGGGTTACGTTTGATAGCCTACATAGAGGACATAGACCTAAAAAACGGTTATATCTTAATTAGAGCTGAGGCGTATAAAAATTATGAGGACGAAAAACCAAGCGCTGTAGATTATGCGCTAGAGGTTAGATCAGACCGCGGCGTAAATGCTAATTTTTGGGTTGAAAACTGCGTAACCTCTGCCTATGGGCGTGTTATTGGGTTGCTTAGCCCCGGCGGTGTTGGTAGGCCTACTAGGCAAGATATGGAGAAGGTAGAGGCTGTACAGGCCCCATTACAGACACGCGGGGCAGGCGGTGCAGTACCTACCGCGGCTGAGTCTATAAGCGCGTTAAAGGCCAAACTAGGGGCAGAGCCAATGCCAGAGCCGCCAATATGTAAACACGGTCATAGAGTGCTAATTGAGGGTGTATCTAATAAAACAGGCAAGCCATATAAAGGCTATCTATGCCCCGATAAAGTTAAAGCTAATCAATGTGAGCCACTTTGGCTAAGGCAATATGGCGATAAATGGCTAAGGCCAGATGACCACGCAGAGGTTTTATTAGAGGCCGGGCGTAACTTAGACCCGATAGCAGAGCGTGAGCCTGTTCCAGATGAGCTTTTAAGTGATACTGAGAGGGCTGCCCGTGATACCAATTAAGGGCGGTTATACAAGTACGAAACACGAACAATTATTAGCTAATTATTTAGTTACTTGCTACCCGTGGGTACTTACACCTACCCCGGCGTTTTATGTAAGTGATTACCACATAAACGAACGGGATTTAGGCGGGCGGTCTAATTACATAGGTGATTTAGAGCTACGCT